AGCCAATAATATATTTCAATATTATGGTGCCCATATGTATGTTTACCTACATTTCTAATTCGGTTTTGGTTTTGATAAGTCATTTCGATAATTTTAGATTTAGATGATTCATCATTTTATTCCAACTTTCTTCTTTATATTCATGTCTTCTATCTATGTTTTTAATATAAGAAGAATATGTTGATTTTCCTAGGTATTTTCTATCTTCACAAATAACTAGATTTTTTAATTTGTACTGTATTGTATCTGGAGTGTAATTGCAATAGGTCATAATGAATGTATCTATTGCTCCATATCCTTTAATATCGCGAGGAAATTCAATTGATTCTAGTAATGATTTAGAATATAATGTAAACCAACCTCCTCCAAATTTAAATATTCTTTGATTATTTTGAATTAAGGGTTCGATTTCAATATCTCCATAATTTACAAAAGAATCATCTATTGGGTCGTTTACTAAAACATAAAATGGATCATTTGATTTATCTTTAAAATGATCATTAGTTACTATATCCCAACTTTCATCCCACATTTTAACATATTCAGGTGTAATTATATAATTTGGAATTTGGTTTTTAATTTCTAAAGATGCTTCTAAAAGAACACTTAAAGTAGTAGAATTAAAAACAATATCTGTTTCTAGCCATACAAATCCATCTACTCTATCTTTATATTTATAGATATTATTTATGCAATGTTCTATAATTCCTGTAGATGTTTCATCTATATGAAAATAACTTTCATCACACCAATCTCCATATTTTTTTATAGTTTCAAATTTATTTAAAAAGAAATCTTTTTTTAAAATTGAATTGTCCCAATCCACAAAATAATTAGATAAAGGATAAGTTACATCTAGAATTATATTAAATTTGGACTTATCAATATAAAAAGAATTTTGTCTAAGAAATATCAAAGTTCTTTCCAAATGGTCAATATCATCAACCATAGGATATATTTGTATAAGGATTGTATGTTTTTTCATTTTTTTATTTTTCTAGCCGGTAAACCAACATATACTCCTGGTTCTTCAATATGTTTTACTACTCCTGAATTTAATCCTATTGTTGATAAACTATGAATTGATAGTTTTTCTTTAATAGATGAATTGGAACCTAAATAAACCATATCATATATTCTAACATTACCTGAAACTATTGATCCGGGCATAGCGCTAAAATAATCTCCGATAGTAGTATCATGACCTATATGATTTCCTCTATTTAATATTGCGTGTTTACCTATTTTAATGTTGGTAGTTAATATTGAATTTGCTCCGATAAAACTTCCCTCTTCAATTTCAACATTATCATCTAATATTAATACAGTAGGATGAATAAATGTAAAGAATTTAGTTTCTTTTGGTAGTTTTCGAACCATATCATATCTAGCTCTAGGATCACTAACTGCCACCATCATCATATACTCATTCGGATCAAATGAAGAGATTGATTGGGTATGCGTATCTGTATATTTATCATCTACAAAAAATACAACGTCTTGACCCATTTGAGCTGCTACTTCACGAGCATGTCCTCCATAACCATACAATGCTAATTTCATTCTTTACCTGATTTTGTATAAATTGGGAATTTTGATAAATCTGGGTATGGTAATTCTAAATCAACATTATGTTTTGGTTTGCCATCTAAATCATAAAATTGTCCCATTAATAGTAATCCACGAGCTGCCAATTCAGGCATCATATAAAAATTCCATCCTAACATATCTAAATTATCATCATGATATGAACATTCTCTTCTCCCTGAGTAACGAGCTCTTCTAAACCAATGATATGCTTCTAAATTATCAGTTAAAATTGCTCCACCTTTACTTAGTTTAAAGTGTTTATATGGACCTGTAAATGAAATACACATATGAGTTTCAGGTTTATACATTTCAGAAGTAAATGATAAAGCAGAGTCCCAAACGTTTGATCCTTCTAAATTGTAAGCACCTTTAATTGTTTTGCCCTTTACTTGTTTGAATCCTACTTTTAATCCAGCATGAATAATCTCACATGGTACTGAAGGATAGGTTCTGGAAGGAATGGTTATGTATTCAGATGTTATGCTTTTCTTGATATGATTTTCGTAATATAAAGCTAAAAACAAACCATTACTTTGATTATCCAAAGTAATTACATATGGGGCTCCAGTATATTCAGCTAAACGTCTTTCAAATTCATTAGTAATATCGTATACATTTTTCATAGTTATTGTTTTTTATATAATTCATCACATCCTAATCTACATATAAGTTTATACCCTTTTGGAGTTAAAAATTCTATAAATTTATTGTCATAGTCATTATTTTCAACAGTTATAACATCAATATTAAATCTGTCAAAATCAATAGTCTGTAGTATTTTTAGTTCATTTCCTTCCGTATCTATTGATAAAAAATCAATAGAGTCTTGATCTACTATATTTTCAAATAAGTCACATTCAACATCAATATAGTCAAATCCATTTGGATATAGTTGTAAATCATTATTTATTCTAAGGATTGAAGATTCTGTAAATTCATTTACTAACCCACTTAACTGTTCAGGACCATCTGTAATTTGGAAAAATTGAGATATTTCTACTTTATCTGAAATAGCTTTATTAACACATTTGTTTGTTCTAACTTTTATTAGTTCATTAAATGCTTTTGGATTTGGTTCTATACAAACTCCTTTCCATCCCAATTCTTCAAAAAATTTAGAATTACTAAATTTAATTCCATCTGCTGCCCCAATATCAACAAAATATCCATCTGTTTTATTTTGGAAATAATTTTCGTATGCAAATTGATCTTGTTGAAATTGTGAATAATATATCATAGTAAATTATTATTTGTAAATATTTCTGTTACAGTTTGAGCTATTTTTTGTTCATAATCCATTAATTGAGTTGCTATCTTATAATTTTCTTCAATAGCGTCTATATGTTGTTGGTAATAACTTTCATCTAAGTTGTTAACAATATAAATAAAATCATCCACATTATCAAATTTTATTATACCCTCTTTATTAAAGAAATCATTTATATTTGAACAACCCCAATAGATAGGAATTGTTTTTAAAGCAAAACAATCTGTTATTTTTTCGGTAAAGTATCCTCTATGGGAAGTATTTTCTATTACTACCCCAAACATTGAATTTCCAAATATCTCTTCTTTACCTTTTCTAGCATCTTCAATATTATATCTATCTCCATAAACATCAAAAAAATTAGTAGGAATTTTAATCTCATTTTTTCTAGCTAATAATTCATGGCGTAAAGAATGACCATAAGTTTTTAATAATTTACCACATAAATGAGATACTTCAAACTTTTTAGTATGTTTTTTTTCATATTGTTCTGGAGTAATCCATATATTTCCAAAAGGAAAAAACATGCTGTTGGGACAATTATTTAATACTTTATCATCCCAAGTTAATATAGCTGAAAATAGGTTGTGGTTTTGGATTACCCAATCATGCATACCAAAATATTCATTTGGTTCTTGCATTGTTATTATATTAATGGAAGATAATTCTTCCTGAGAATTGGGAATAGCATCTACAAAAAGAGAAAAATCTACATGTTTAACTTTGTCTAGATATTTTTCTATATTGTCTTTACTTAAATGATTTATAAATAATTTCATGTTTAATTTATTTGTTTATTGATCCATTCATAAGTTTTTTTAATACCATCATAAAGTGGTTGTGAGGGTTCCCAATCCATTTTTTCTTTATATAACCTATTATCAGAATTTCTTCCTCTAACTCCAACAGGACATTTAAATCCATATTTATTTTTAAATTCATTTCCAGTTATATTTCGGATGTGTACTCTTTTATTTGCTGCTTTAGCAGCCATTTCTGCTAATTGGTTAATTGTAACCATTTCTTCAGATCCAATATTAACGGGACCTAAAAATGAATCTTGTCTCATAAAACGAAGAATCATTTCAATACATTCATCTATATATAAGAATGAACGAGTTTGCTGTCCATCACCCCATACTTCAATATCATCATCTACTAATGCTTCTGCAACTTTACGACACATTGCTGCTGGGGCTTTTTCTTTGCCATCTTTCCAAGTGCCATAAGGTCCAAATATATTATGAAAACGAGCTACCCTTACATCTAAACCGTAATTGCGATTAAATGCCAAGAATAAACGTTCACTAAATAGTTTTTCCCAACCATATTCTGAATCAGGGTTTGCAGGATATGCTGATGATTCTTCACAATTTGGATTATTAGAATCTAATTGATTATGTTCAGGGTACATACATGCTGAGGAACTATAGAATACTCGTTTAATTGATTTTTTAGTTGCTTCATGGATTACATTTAAATTAATTAAAGCTGAATTATGCATTACATTAGCATCATTTTCACCCGTAAAAATATAACCTGCTCCTCCCATATCTGCTGCTAATTGATAAACTTCATCAAATGAATTTATTTTATTATTTTCTGATTTTTGGTTTGGGGTAAACATTATTTTGCTTACTAATGAAGGATCTCTTAAATCACCTTGAATATATTCATCACATATATCTTTATGATTCCAATATTCATGTTTTTCTTTGATATCAACTATACGAACCCAAAATCCTTCTTTTTTTAGTTGTTTTGCTAGGTGACCTCCAATAAAACCACCACCTCCTAAGACTAATGCTGTTTTCATAATGTATTATAATAATTGTTTTGTTTTTCTTGTTTATTTATTGTTTTAGGATGATTTAGACACCAATGATCTAAGGCAGGTAAATAAGCGTAGTTTTTAGTACCTTGAATTTTCTCATGAACATTTCCTTCCCATTCAATTCCTTGAGCGTTTTTATAAATTCGAGATTGATAATCAGGAAAATTAACCCATCCATTTTCATTTACATTCCATCCCCATTTTTGAATATGTTCTTGAGTTAGTCCCTCTACTGTATTAATTCGAGGAACTATAAACATATCTACTGTTGAGTTTCCTTCTAATAAATTAGAAAGATTTTCTACTAAATATTCATGGGGAATTTCATCAGCATCAATTTGGAAAATAAAATCTCCTGAACATAGACTGTTTAGTTTGTTTTTCCAGTCTGCAAAATGTCCTTCAAATTTTCCTTTGTGCCAACTAAATTCCCCATTTATTGAATGAGATCTTAGATAGTCTTCTACAGCTGTGCTATTTTTTGATTCATCAAATAATACTACTATTTCATCTTCTACTCGTTTAAATTCGAGTAAGAAACTAATTAAACGTTGTATTTCAGTTGATTCATCACACACAGTGATAGCATAACTAATTTTCATAACTTGCTTTTTGTTTTAAATATACAAAAGATTCTTTTGTAATCCTAATTATTCTGGTAAAACTCCTATAAAAGTTAGAGCGTCCATAAATTCGCGCATCTCAAATTCTTTCATGTTAGTCATATCCATTCTCCATTTGTGGTATTCTCCTGGTTTACCTTTGATTGGATATTTTTCTTTTTCTTCTTCTTTTACTTCAATAGCTAGTACTGCTGCCCATTTAGCATTTTCTTTGGTTGTACCATTGTAGAATACCATTCCTTGTTGAGGTAAACTAATAGTGGTGGGCATCCAATTAAGACCATTTTCATCTATATACATTATGTCCTTATAGAGTTCAGGGAGTATTTCTAGCTGTTGTTCAAAAAATTCTTCTCCTTCTTTCATCAAAGAGTTTGTAGTAAAACCACAACCAAAACATGAGTATGTTTTGATTGTTGGTGAATTTTCTACTACATAACATGCATCTGATCCACAATGTGGACAAATTTCTAAATTATCTGTCATTTTCTTTTTATTATAAAATTACTATCTTTTTCTATAAAATCAAATTTATCTTTTGGTAAGAATTTATCTATTATTCTTCTAAATACTTTTTTTCTTATTTCTCCAGCATTATCATTTATGTAAGGTTTAAAAAACAAAGTTCCATATTCTGATTTTTCTACATAAGGTAAAATTTCATCTCTTAAAACTTTACATACTGTATCCATATAATTCTCTCCTGTTAGACCTAATCCTCTAGCGTATCCTTTTTCAGATTCAGGGAAGTAAAAGTCTACAATCCAATAGTAATTTCCATTTAATCCTCCTCGCTTTAATGTTATAACAAATGTAGGATCATTTTCATGTTTTACTTTATACATTTTTTGTCCTTTATCCATATCCATTTTTTCATATGGATAGGATAAATCAGGATTTAAAAGTTCTTGTAAAGTAGTATTTGCATTACTATAGTACTCTAATAATGATACATTTTTGAGTAATTTACAATCTTCAATAAATAAGATTTCTATTAATCTTTGTTCATCATTCCTCATTTTATACTTTTTGTAATTTTGGTAGTTCTATTTTCTTAAGTTGAGGTAATTTTAATGCTACTTGTTTTGGAAATTCAGGAACGCGTGTTAAATATTCGGCTAGTTTTTCAGTCATTTTTTCAAATGAGAAATTCTGTTTTGAATGGTATGCCTGACGTTTTCCTCCATCAGTATATTCTTTATAATTTTCGAATACATCTTTTAAATAATGTCCTACTCTACCTGTATCAGGTGAAAACCATTGTGACTCCTTTAATAACATATTATTAGCAGCACTTGGATGTACGTTTGTTAGTGTACCTGGAATCAATGTTGTAAATCCTGTGTTTAGAAAATCTAAATGTCCACTCCAATTTGTTGTAATTAATGGTTTTTTACTTTGAGTGAATTCAAGTAATGGACGACCAAATCCTTCTCCTTTAGTTAAGCTAACCATAGCTTTTACTTTAGGATGGTTATATATTTCATTTATTTCTGTGTCAGAAAATTCTCCATGAAGTAGGTACACATTCGGTAGTTCAGTTGAATTTACCGTTGATCTAATCATTTTAATGCGCTTTAACACTTCATCTCGGTCCATATAAGATGGTCCAATAATGGAAGTTTTCAAAATTAATGCGGGAGCATTTTTCTTGTTTTTAAACAATTCAAAAAACGCTTTAATTAATAAACTTACATTTTTACGATCTTCTCCTAAGTCACCCGGTAGCCAATGTCCTACAAACAAATAAGCAAAGTCTTCAGGAATTGTGTTTAGTGCACCAATTTCTTTATTTGGTTTATCTAGATATTTGTAGATATCTGTGTCAATACCTTCAAACAATACTTCAATTGGAGTTGTTACTTCAACAGTACCTTCAACTTGTTTTGTTTTATCATTTACTCTTTGGAATTTAGATTCCATAAATGCCTTTTTAGAGTGTTCTGAAGATACTAATACTAGATCCATTCTATTTACTCCTTCAATCCAATCTCCAGGTACAATTGTTGTTTCCAATCCTGCAGTAATACCAATATTGTATTTACCTACTTTTTGGAACTCACTTGGTACTGTAATCCAAATAAAAATATCTGGTTGAGATGTTAATTGGCCATTAATGAAATATTGATTTAGAAACTGCCATTCTGGGTTTTCATCAATGAATCCGTTTGGGGTATTTCCCCAACCGCATGGGATAATTTTAATATCCCATTCTTCTTTTTTCAATTCAATGATTGATTTTACGGTGTCGCGAGAGCGACTTCCGTATCCGCTTAAAGTATCTACTGGAGCGTAGATTACACAACTATTTTTGCTCATATTAATAAACTAATTTATGGTTTAGTACTCGTTTTTCTGTATTTTTGGTGTTGATAAGTTCGTAATTTTTTCTAGGTTTCCAAGTTGAAAACAAAGTATCTAGATTTTGGATAATCCTTTGTCCCATTTTTTCACCTGTAAATCCTGCTTCATCTCCGATTGCCCATTCACGACCTGCTAAACCACGTTGTGTACGTTCTTCTTTAGACATTTCATATGCTTCTTTAATTCGAGCAGCTGCGTCTTCTGAAGTACATCTATCGTCCCAAATGTAAGGTGTAGTAGGAGAACCTTGAATTGATCTATTTGTTGGATAAACTGGCAAAGCCCATTCTCCATGTTCTTTATAAGTACCATTATGGTTTGAAGGGAAATCAGCATCCACTTCCATCCATTTACCATCTCTAACAAAACGCATTTGGTCTTGCATTCCACCTGTTGTGTTAGCAATAAGCATTTTTCCTGCTAATAATGCTTCAGTTAATGATAGACCCCAACCTTCATTTGATGTTAATAGAATCTGAGCATCAGATGTGTTATATAAATAGTTCATCTGCTCTGGTGCGAGTAACCTATTAGAGAAGATAATATTGTATTTTGGATTATTATCAAATAAGAAGTCACATACTGCTCCTAAATCTGTTCCATTTTCATCAACTACTTGAGTGTGAAGTACAAATGCACATTTCTTTGCTTTTTCTTCAGGTAGTGAATCAATAAAGTACTTGTATGCTACTAATGTATCTGGAATTTGTTTGCGTCGAATATTTCTTGAATTAAAGAATAATACAAAATCGAATTCTCTACCACCAAACAATTGTTTTTTAAATTCAACAAATTCAGGATCTGTACTATCAATTGGTTTAAAAATATCGTGATTCAAACCATGAGGAACGTACTCAATTAACTTATCCTTTACTTTATCGCCTAATACTAGTTTATTAATATTGACTGTTTGTTTAGAAATACCTAACAATGCATCGCATGCTTCGTAGTATGGACGATTGTACATTGGTGCTGGATAGTCGTCCCAAATGTTTAGATACACAATAGGCATCTTACGACGAATCTCATTTTCAATTTGAAACAACCATGCAAAATATCTTGGATCTGTAATCAGAAAGATAGCATCTGGTTTTTCAATTTTAATGAGTTGTCTAATTAAATTAGCATCTCCATATCCGTCTGTAGGATAGATTTGGATAGAAGAATCTGTTAAACCTGTGTTAGCATTAGTATCTTGAGAGATATCTAATTTCTTTCCTTTTTCAGGATGATTGATTGCACCTGCAACCTGTACCCAATTAAAATGTTGACAAGTATTAAGTACCATTTCACGAGCAACAGTAGCTACTCCGGAATGTACTCGGATATCATCACAAATTAATAGGATTTTTTTACGCTCTTTCTGAGGTAAGTAAGCAAAACTTGAATTCATAAAAACTGTTTTTGATTGTTTATTCTTTAATTTTTGGATTATGATAATTGGTGAGCTGTTTTCTAAATTCTGGGTCCGTAAGATACAAATCAATTGTTCGATTGACAAGCTTATTTAAAGTAAATTTTCGCTTTACGCACTCTATTTTAAAAACATCAAATAGATCTTTGTCTACTTTTACGGATGTTAGTTGAGTGCCTTCTTCTTTAGCCATAACTATATATTTGTATATACATATATACGATTTTAAGATAAAGCTGCTTTATCACACAGCTCCTTTTTGTTTTTGTATGGACAATACATACAGTTTGATTTACTAGGTGTGGCTATATGTTCGGTAGATTTGTATGTTCCATCTAAATTAAATACACTTTCTATAAATGTATCTAGCGCTATTTTAGCTTTTTTTAGTTTGATTTTTCCTTGAGCAGGAATAAATTCTTGAATGCGTTTTTGAGGAAAATCACTTTTTTCCCATAGTTTACGTTTCAATATAAAGAACTGAACTTCGATGTTGTCTTCAGGTACTCCAAACTGTTCACTAAAAAACGATTTGTAAAATAGTACTTGGAATTGTTTAATTTCGTCTTTCTTTTCTTTATCTCCCCAACCTCTACCTGATGTTTTAATATCGTAAATAGTAAATGTATTAGTTGGTTCGTGGTATATTACTAAATCGATAAACCCGTTGAATAAAACATTACTATAGCGTTTATCGGGCGAAATTACTATTGGGACCTCAATTCCAACTAAATAATATCCTCTTTTGGTAAAGTACCCATTGCGTTTTTTCTTGATAAATTCTAAAATAGATATCCCATCTTCAAAAAATTCCCTCATTTCCTCTGGATTGCTGAAATGGGTGTTTTTGTTGGATTTATATTCTTTGGAGTAATTTTCTCTAAAACGATCCTCGAAATATTCTTCCAAATTAATTTCATCAGCTGCTGCTCCATTTTCCTCATACATTACTTGAAGATAGTTTTGTACAGTTTCGTGGATCGCTGTTCCAAAAGTCATATTGATTGATGGAGCATATATTTTGTGTCCATCTCTGTATTGAAGTGCCCATTTTTTAGGGCACGACGAATACATTGACATTTGAGAGTATGAAATACTCTTTTGAAAAGCGTAATTAATTTCTTGTGGTTTGAAATTTCTAATTTGCTTAACAATAGATGGGATGGTTTTTTTAGCCATTTTTTTGTTGTTCAAGCATGGTTTTTACTTTTTGAAGATATAGGATAGCATCCATATGTTCTTCTAGAGCGTGATTGATGTAATCTTCGATTGATAAATCTTCACGGTCCAAAGTAACACCATACTTTTTTTCACCCATTTCGGCTCGCGCAACAAATTTGTCTATAACTGTTTGTACAATTGAATCTGGGGTATAACTCATTTAGTTAGTTTTTTGATTTCTTTTTCATCTATACCTTTAATAGCTAAGATATTTTCCAACCATTTTGCATCAGTCAAACTAATGTATCCTTCTGCCTCTGTAAGTGAACATTCAAAATATTCGGCTACGTGTTGAGCTACCTCTGGAGATGCTTTTTTAGTATTTGACTTGATATAAGGTGAGTAAGTGTTTTTAGATTTCGGAATCATGAAACAATATACCTCATATAGTTTTTGGTTGTCTTTAAAATTTAGTCCCTGAATATAGTTAACAATTTCAATGTATTTAGGATTCATAGATAGAAACTTATGAATCATGTAGTTATTGAATGTTTTCTTTTGTTCGGGTGTAAACGTATTCCAATCCTGTTTAGTATCAATAATTGCTTTTACAAAGTCAAATATTGTAAACGATTTGGGTTTAGGCTGTTTTGTTGTACTCTTCATACTCTTCACGAAGCTCTTTAGGGAGCAATTCAATTACGATTTTGTTGGTTTTTACATCAATGAATACTGGAATAGGAATAACTGCATCTTCGCTTGTACCTACTAAAAACTTACTTGCTTTACGTAGAATTACTGCTTCTTGGAATACTTGATTTCCTTCTTCGGATTTAATCGGTGTGGTTTGTTGGATGTCCACATTCATCTTCATTTGTTCTTGCATATTTATTTAATTGTTTCTAAAATTTTACTTATACAGGCCATTAAATTGATTTCTTTATCTAAACGGAATGTTGAATGGTATAGATATTCTTCTAAAATAATAATAACTAAACCTTCACTTCCCTTAGCATATTCACCTAGTTGATCATACAAAAATCTATATAGATCTCCAAAATCATCTAAATCAGTATTTGCTACTATTTGTCTAATATTGTTAAACGATTTAGATGAAGGTTTTTTTAATTCAGCAACTACTTTTTCCTTATAGTCATCTGTTGAATCTATCGATTTATCAAGCTC